TCATAATCCGCGTGTCGGGGGTTCAAGTCCCTCCTCCGCTACCACTTGAATCATCCGGGATGGTTTTGTGGGATTTTGGCCGGTGGCTATGGCCAGGACACTTGCAAGGCTGCCTATTACTTCCAGCGATGCCCGGTCGGGTGCGTTGGGGGCGTCGTTGATGATGACGCTTTCTATCAGGCTGCGGATTATAGGCAGGAAGCGCTTTGCCTTTTCGCCCTGGGCGATGGCGCGACCAAGAAGGTCGATGCGGCGGCGATATTCCGTGACGATCTGGGGATGCAGGATGATGGCTGGCAGCGCATCATGTTCGGCCAGGATCGCTTCGACCTGCGCAAGCGCTGCCTTGCGATCCTCGATCGCGTCGCGGATTTCCTGAACGTCTGCCCCGGCGGCCAGTGCATTGACCAGATTACGGATCTCTTCCTTGAGTTGGTCCACCCGGTGTTCCGCCGTAAAGCGGGAGGATTGCAGCTGCGCGCGCAAGCGGGTGCGTTCATCATGATAGCGTTTGACGACGGCGCTAATGACATCCGGGGCAAGCAGCTGAGCCTGAAGGCCGGTAAATACGCGCTGTTCAAGCCGATCGGTGCCTATGCGGCGGCCATTGGTGCATGAGCCAGATTCGCGGTGGCGCATACAACCCCACCTGCCGCTGGAAATCACAGCATAAGTGCCGCCGCACTGTCCGCAACGGACCAGCCCGCTGAGCAGGTGGCGCGGCCCGCGCTGCAAATTATATGGGACACGCTCTCCCGCCTGCTTGCGGGCCTGCACCTTTTCCCAGATCGCATCGTCAATGATGCGCAAATGGGGTGCAGCTCCTTCTGTCAGGTCGGGTGCCGGATCTACGCGCGACAAGCGTTTGCGACTTTCAGGATCGCGCACCATGCGGACGCGGCCATAGCGGATGCGGCCGACATAAATGGGGTTGCGCAATATGCCATAGTCGCGGGCGGCTGATCCGTTGATCGTGGATGCCCGCCATTCCGACCCGCGCGGGGATGGAATGCCGTCGCGGTTAAGGCCATGGGCGATCGTTCGGGGCGTTTCGCCCGCTGCATATTCAGCAAATATGCGGCGCACGATCGCGGCTTGGTCCTCATTTATCTTGCGGTGGCCGTATTCCACACTGCCGTCGGCATGGATCACAGGGGCGACATCATAGCCATAGCAGCGACCGCCAGGCACCTTGCCCCGCGATACCTGACCGACCGATCCACGCCGCACCTTCGCGCCGAGGTCGCGGATCTGCAGCGCGCTCATCGTGCCAATGAAGCCGATATGCATTTCCGTCACACGGTTGTCGGCGCAGGTGAACAGGGCAACGCGGGCAAATTCGAGGCGTTTGAAGATATGGGCGGTGTCGCCCAGGTCGCGGGCTATGCGGTCGAGCGATTCAGCCAGAATGATATCTACGTCGCGCCGATCGGCGGCGGCAAGCATGGCGTTTAATCCGGGGCGGTGGTTGTTCTGGCCGGAAATCGCGGCGTCGGAATAGGCATCGACTACCACCCACCCCTGCCGATCAGCGTAGCTTTTGCACAGCCTGATCTGATCTTCGGCTGACAGGGCGTTCTGCATGTCCGTGCTGAAGCGCGCGTATATGGCGACGCGACGGCCTTCCGGTGCCCAGCTCATGCATTCCCTTTCCGCGCGATTCGGCTTCGCGTGTAGCATCCTCGGCGGCCATGTCGTCCGCAATGGCAATTGCCAAATCTAGGATGCTCAATGACGTCATGCCGCTTCGCGCTGCGCTCCGGCGGTGCGGGCGTTTTGATGGAAGGATAGATAGGCGTCGATGCCGCGCCAGAAGCCGCGCCAAAGCGGCGCGCCGGGCAGTTCGCTGTGGTAGAGGATCGCCATATCCATGAGGCGGTCGCGACTGGTGGCCAGTTCGATGTAGCGGGCGACGCGCTGGCCGTGGCGATCGGCCAGGTAGGCGTGATCGCTGATCTCCAGACAGTCCTGGCGGATGTTGTCTGACAGGGTGGCGATCTCGCGGCCGAGCGCGGGGCCATAGCGGGCGATGCCTTCGATCAGTATCTCGATCTTTTCCTGCAGGGTCGCCTGTGTGCCTTGCGGCCCAATGCCGGTCACGACGCGCTGCCAGTCGGCAACGATGGCGCTCCATATCTCTATCTCGCGGATTGCGGCCTGCTGGTCCATGCGGCCTGCCTGCACGAGAGCGGGATATTGTTCTTCGCGGCGCGCCAGCGCGCCTTCGACTTCGGCGAGTATCGTCGCGAAGCGGGCGCGGATGTCAGCGATTGGGTCGGTCATGCGGTACCGCCGATCAGTCCCGCCGGTCCCTTTGTCCCGATGATTTCGTGGTTGCGGGTGTGGGTGAACGGGATTTCGTCTGCGTCGTCATATTTAAGAGCGGTCGACATTCTCGCTTCTACGATCTGGATGGTTTCACCATCTTCCGCATTGCGGAGCGCCTGCGCGATAGCGGCTTCGCGGGTCGGCTCTTCCGTGGCGAGGTCGTAGGACCATTCGCCTTCGACGCCTGCATGCCAGGCCCAATCAGTCGGCATTGTTCATCTCCTCGATCGCCGCGGTGATGCGGGTGACGGCGGTTTCGAAATGGCGGGGGTTGTGTTCGATGCCGACGAAGTGTTTTCCCGCGCGGATGGCGGCGACGCCGGTGCTGCCGGTTCCCATGAAGGGGTCGCAGATCCTGTTACCGGCGACGTTGCGCATGATCTTCGTCATGAGTTCGTCGGGCTTGGTGGTGGGATGGTCGAAGCGGGCCGGGCCGCGCGGGGATGTAATGCGGCTGACGCGCAGCTTGTCGGTGGCCGCGCCCTGAGGGTGATAGCCGCGCTGCCATGCGTGGACGTAGAATTCCACGTCAGGCCGATAATGTTTGTTGGCGACGGGCTGCGGGTTGGTCTTTTGCCAGACGCACAGGGCATGGCGATGGAAGGCCTGAATGCGGGCAAGTAGCTGGGCCAGCTGATCATTATGGGCAAAGACGATCGCCGCGCCGCAGGTCTGCGGGTTGATGATGTCCATGTCGAAGCCCTGATGCAGATTGTCGGCGATCAGCTGATCGAACATCGGGCGGCGCTTGCGGTATTTGCCCGCGCCGGTGGCGCGGATCACATAGGGCGGGTCCATGACGTCGGCGTCCATGAAGCCGAGCGTCGGGCGGATGACGTAGGCGTCGCCGCAGTAGAGGGTTGCGATCACGACATTCTGCCTCGCGATCGACACGACATGGCGTTCGCTGCCGGACTTTGCCGGGTCGAAGCCGACGAAGGATTTTTGAAAGGCGGGGACGGTCATTGGAGTTGCCCCCTTGCCGCCAAGCATCCCCGGCTCCAGTCAAAATCGCGTCGATCGGAGGGAGCCAGCATTTCGCCAGCGGTGCGGTCGGCCAAGATTGCAGCCATCGCCTTATCTTCATAGGCGAAGCATCCGGCCCCGGCTGATAAAGGGCCGAAGATCGCCGTGGGCTGCACGTCAAATCTCGCGTAGCTGACCACGCATGGCCAAACGCAGCGGTCGCATTGCGTGCCCAAAATCCATGGATCGGGCAGCGGTGCATCGCCATGATCGATGCCGTCGAACAGCGCCTTGTTCCAGCTGTCTATTCCGGCAAGTCCGCATTTTGGGCAGAGCCAGCGGGTGAATTGGTCGAAGGGCTGGGTCATAGCGTCCCCGCGAAGCTGGCGGCGGCAGGCCATGGCCACAGGCCTTGCATCCCGCGCGCGGGGACCGGTGCGTTCCATTCTTGCACGTCCAGCATCGACCAGCCCCAATTTGCCTGGTCATCACGGATGCTGTCGTTGGCGCGGGTGACGCCAAATTCGGCTGCGATGTCTGTGCCTATTCGCGATGGCCCGACGATCGCGGTGCCAATTCCCGCGCCAATGGGCAGTTCGCCGCGCATGAATGCTTCCAGCACGGGGATGGCCTTACTGGGATGAAGGCAGAGTTGGGCGGCGTCCTGCGTGAAATCGGGTTCGTGGCGCAGAGTCAGGAGGCAGAGCATATCCTCCACTTCATCCCGCTCAATGGCGTGTTTTCCGGCGTGGATGACGATGCGCTGATCGATGATCGAACGCGGTGCGCGGTTTTTGCGGAATTCATAGGGCTTTGCCCCGGCGATGATGAGGGAAGCCCATGGCTGCCAGATGGTGAGGGCTTTCATTGTGCGCCCTCCCACGCTGCCGACACACCAATGGCGCGGCGGGCAGTCTTGATGTCGATGATGTCGATATCAGCATCACGCACTATTTCGCGAATGCGCTTTTCTGCGATGTCTGGTGCCAAATTGGTCAGCAACAGCAGGCCATCTTTTTGAGCCTTGCGATGCAGTTTGGGGAGGTCGTCCAGGTCGATTGCCGCGTGGCAATGAAAGTGCCGCCGGAATTTATCGCTATGGAATGTCTTGCCGCTGCGAATCGGGCCGTGGATCAAAGTGAATCTAGTCATGCGGGTTACCTTTCAGAGCAGGGAGGAGCCGACGCCGCCCAGGGTGAAGGGGTGGTCGGGGCTCGGCGGCTTGAATTTGCGGGTCAGGCGCGCGCCGGCGGCGATGCGGGCGAGTTGTTCTTCGAACGTCGGGCGGGCGCGCGATGGAGGGGCGGGTTGGGCGGGCGGCGCGGCCAAAGGCACCGATGGTGGCGGAGGCGGCGGGGCTGGCGGCGCAGGCGGTGTTGCCAATCTCGGAGGTGCCGTCCTCTTGGGCAACACCAGGGTTGCCAAGGGGCGCTCGGTCGGGCCGAGGGCGCGAGGCCATGGCTTGCCGTCGCGGGTGAGCTGCCGCTTCGTCTTGTCGATGAGGCGGCGCGCGATCGAATGGCGGATGCCCAGCTGCGTCGCCGCCGAATAGACGGGCCAGCCATTGAGCCAGAGCATCTGCAGATCGACCTTTTGCTGATCGGTAATCATGCGCGGGCTTCCCCTTGCGCCTGTCGGCGCTGTTTGCGGATGCCGCGTGTCCAGGCGACCTGCTGGATGGTCCGGCGCGTCCGGTGGGGCAGCAGGCGATGCACGGTAGCGGAGCCGCCGGTGGGATATTCGCGATCGAGGATCGCGAGTTCTGTCGTCCGCCAGCAATTGGGTGCGGGAAGGTCATCGGCGTCAAAGCCGGTTCGTGTGCGGGGATGATCTTTCACGGGATAATCCTTGAAAAAAGGCTGTCGACGCTGATGCAAAGCCAGCGAAGCGCGGGAAATGTGGCCAGCCAGAGCAAGGCGGATGCGATACCGATTGCGAGGGCGGCGGCGGGGTGAACGGGAGGGGGGGGCGTCATCGCGGCGCACCTGCCGAGTGTGGACCTGCGCAATCTTCGCAAGGGCATTCGTCACCCATCGGCGCGGGTCGAGGCGCAGGCGCCGGGCGGCGGATCGGGGTTAGGACACCGCTGGAGACACGGCGGTAGAGTGGGCTGCGACCGCGCCCCTCCCCGACATAACCGTGTTTACGCCAGCCAAGCCGCTGCATGATGCGGACGAGCTGGCTGTTGTCGGCATAGCGGGGGATGCAATCATCGCGCGCGGCGGTAGCCAAGCGGTCACTCAGATCGCGCAGAGCCACCTGATCGACATTGCGGAGGATCGAGGCAACATAGAGTGCGATGCGGGCGACGGCGATATCGTCGGGTGTCACCAGCGAGACCGGCCCAGTGGTTTTGCCGCACTTGCGGGGCATTATGACGTGGATCATGAGCGTATCTTTCCGCTTCAGTCCTGCTCACCGAGCAGGCGCTGCTGATTGGCGAAGGCTTGTTGCGGGGTTACCCGTGGGCGGATGGGCGCACGGGGTGGGCGCGCGATCTGGGCGAGGTAGCGGGCTGCTTTTTTGCAGGCGGCGCGCCAGTCCGGGTTGCGGCCGAGGCGGCGGGTTTCGATGATGCGGTTGCGGATTTCGCGCGGGAGCGCTTCGAAGCATGGGGTGCAGAGGCGCTGCCAGCTGGCGCGGGTGCGGGTACAGCCGGGGACGTCGCAACGGTGGATGCGTGACATGGCAATCTCCTTTTAGTGGGACGGCAGTCGGGACAGCGGGCGACGCCGTGGCGGATCGCCCAGCCCTGCGGCAGGGTGGCGTCGGCGCTGATATGTTCGGCTTCACAGGCGGCGCAGATGAAGGTGCTGGGGATGGCGGCGTCGGCATGCGACGGCCCGGCGATGCTTCGCTTGGTCACAGGATATTCTCCGGCTTTTGGGGATTGTCGAAGACCCAGCAGTGGACGACATGCTCCACGGGGTTGTTGACGGGCTTGGTCGCGACGAACTTGCGCGACTTGGAGCCGCGCAGCAGTTTACGCAGCTTGTCCATTTCAGGGGGCTGGAGGCCCGCGTTGCGGCAGCGGGCTTCGTAATCGACCAGGCGGATGGCAATCAGGTTGGGATCGCGGTGCTGGTTGAGCGATTTGCCGCTGGCGTGATCGTCCGTGCGTTCGCGATCGAGCAGGTAATCGACCTGTTCCCAGAAGCGGGACACCAGCGGGTGGTCGCCGCCGCAACTGTTCTGGCGATCGAGCGCCATGGCATCGACCATCTGGAGCGTTTCGGCAGTCCATTCGGGGCGAATGGTGGGGAACAGCCGGGGCAGCGCTTCGACGGCGGCGGCAAGTTGCGAATGGGTCTTTATCGGGCGGCTGTTGACCAGGCCGGGAACGCGCTTGGGCATGTCCCGATCGTGGTGGGTGAAGCGTTCAAAGAAGAAGGGGAGGAATTTCGCCTCGCTCCGCACGACATGAACGATGGTGCCGGACACGTCCTCGATCGGCCATTGTTCAAGCCTGATGGCGGCGTCGCGGGTCGTTTCGGACCAGCGCGACTTGTCGATCGCCATGGACATGAGCCGTTCCAGCACCGCCGGATGGGCGTCGATCCGTTCATTCTGCATGAGGTAGATCGAGCCGAGAAAGGGCGGCTCGGTGGTTTCATAGCCGCCGGACTTCTGGCCCAGGCCGCGCGGGGAGCGTCCGCCGTAGAGGATCAGCAGTTCGTTGGGATCGAACTGGCGATTGCCGCTGCGCTTTTCTTCGTCGCGGCCGCTTTCCATGAGGCCGACCGGCAGGTTGCTGACCTTGAGGAAGCTGCGCGCGATAAAGGCGGTGGTGCCCTTGTTCGGGTCGAAGCCTTCATATCCGGCGCGACCTGCCAGCTTCCAGCAGAATTCGATCAGGGTCGATTTGCCGGAACCGGGAGGGCCGGTCAGTTCAAGGAAGCCGAGCGATTTATTGCGTTCGCGGATCTGCACCGCGAAGAAGCTCATCACGAAAAAGGAAAGCGTGATCAGGCCCTTTGGCCCGAAGGCGGTCCAAATGTCATCGACCCAATCGAATTTGATCCGGTCGGGGTCGTAATGGATATCGAGCAGCTTTTCGGGGCTGCGCAGCTTCACCGCCTGCTTGCCGAAGTCGAAATAATTTTCGGTGTTGATCCGTTCGACGCGCCCTTCCCGCACGGCAAAGTCACCGAACAGCCAGGCGCGGTGGGGCGCGGAATAGCCGGTGAAGGGGATGGGTTCGACGACCTTCAGCTTGCGCGTCTGGTTGCGGATCAGCCGGTCCAGCTGGTCGCCCGTCCCGCTCCACATGCCCGCAAAGGCCATCATCCGCTTCTTGAATTCAGCGGAGTTGGAACAGGCGGCGGCGGTGAAGCGGGCTTTTACCGTGGGCTGATCAGGGAAATCGACCTGCAGGAAATAGTTGGTTTCGTCGGCAACTTCGTCCCGTTCGCGATAGAGCATCCGAAAGGCGCAGTTGGCGATTTCATCGACCAGCAGGTTGCGGGTCTGATCTTCGTCATAGGTGACGCGGCACCACCACAGGCGGTTGCCATGGCGGAAATCGAAGCTGGCCAGCTTCGTGCGTTCGTAGATCAGCTTGGCCTTTTCGCGCGGCGTCTTGGCAATGGTGACCGCGCCGTTCCACAGATACTCCTCGATTTTCGCGGGGCCGAGGGGCGCGAGTTCGGGATCATCCTTCCATTGCTGGTGGCGCAGGAGGAGGTCATTCCAGTCGAGCGTGGTGCCTTCGCCATCAGGGCGGACCTGCGCGGCTGTGGCCTGCCACCCTTCGACATGAGCGCGGTCGACGAATTTGCGCGCCCATTTGACGCCAGCGCCGCCGGGATCGAAGGCGAAGACCAATTCGGGTCGGGTGGCGCGCTTCAGGGTGCGCAGGGCTTCCTTGACCTGATCAAGGAAATGTTCGGGCCAGTAGTTGCAGGACATGGCCGACACGGCGAGCTGGCCAGCGCCCTGGTCGAGAGCAATGGCGTTGAAGATGCCTTCGCAGATCCAGATGCTGTCCGCCTGGGCGTAGTCCTCGATCGAGCGCCTGGGCGGCATCCAGCAATGCCCGCCGGGCTTGCCGCCGCGCTGGAAGTGCGCCTTCTTGCCGAAGCGCCCGGGACGATCGATGATGCGTTCCCAATAGGTCGGGCCGATGGGAAAACGCACGGTCGCGGCCGACTGGTTGCCCTCCGCATAGGTTTCCTGCGTGTAGGCACCGCGCAGATGCTGTAGATCGAAGCCGCGTTCGTGTGACAGATAGGCGTCGGCGGCAGCGTTGGGATTGGCATCGGTCGCCGGGAAGCGCCTGGACCAGTTTTCGAACAGGTCGGGGAACAGGTTGCGGACGCTGTCTTCCCAACCACAGCGTTCCTGCCGCCCGCAACGGACGATCTTGGGGTCTTTGGCCGAACAAAAGAGTTCGGGCTTTTTGCAATCCGGGCAAATCCCTTCCTGCAGCCAATCCCCTTTCGTCTTTTTGAAGCGGAAACGGTCGTTCAGGCTTTTGAGAATGTCGGCTTCAAGGCTCACCGGTGCGCGCCCCCGGCGATAAGGCGCAGGTCAGGTGCATTGGTTTTGGGTGAGCGGATCGGGTAAGGACCGGTGTAAGCGCGGGCCAGGCCGCGCGCGGGTTCAACGCAGGCGCCGCAGAGCGCGACGAAACCGCGACCAGACATGAAGGCGTTGAACAAAGTGCGGTAGCGGGTGCCGCAGCCGTCGCAGGGCGGTTGATTGGTAACAGGCAAAGCGTCCCCCTCGCCCGCAGCGCGGGCGTCATTGAAATCTGGTCTGGATCGATGGATGCGGTGCGGCGGTCAGCCGGAGCCGAACATGGTGATCTGGTTCGGATCGTCCCGGCCACGTTCTGGCGGCAGGATATGCGGCACCTGATCGCGCGGACAGACCGGCAAATCGAGGTCGGGCCGTTCAAGCAGACCGGGATTGTAGGAATGGCGGAACACCAGTTCGAGGCCGAAGGTGTGGCCGCAACCGGTGTTCGTGCAGTGCGCGTCGATATGCTTGACCCGTTCGGTCACGCGGGTGCTGCGCCGGATGAAGCTGGGCGCTTCGCATTTCGGGCAGGTGATCAGCGCATTATGCTTGGCGCGTTCGCCGCCAGAGCTGGTGCGGAATTGGAGGGGCGCTTCGATCAAAGGGCGGGTCATGACAGGTTTCCCTTTTCCTGAAGGTCAAGCGCGGCGAGGCCGCCCAACAAAGCCATCAAAGCATTTTCCATTGCGCGCTTGGCACGCTGCCGAATTTTCGATCCCTTGGGGCCGCGCGCGTTATTCATCGCAATCAGTTCGACGACGGCTGCCCCACTTGAAAACGCAAGCTGGCTGGCGGCATCATGCGGTTCGATTTGGTTCAACTCAGCCTGCGCGACGATCAGCCTAATACGAGCAGCCATGGCCAAGCTTATCGGGGCATATAGCCCCCCATCCTGCAGAAAGGCGGCATCAAGCCTGGCTGCATTTTCAACCGTGACGCAGGTTGGATTATCGGGGTCGGACCAATAGCGAACTGCCTGTTCGGACCGGAGACCACATATCTCGGCCATTCGTTGCCAACCGATCCTTTCGCTTACGAGGAAAACCGCCTGCTCAACAGTTGCGGGATCACGCTCCTTGGTCATCAAAGCCTCCCCGTCCGAGTGTGGCACGCACCGTTTGGAAAGCCGCAATGCCTTCTTCGATTTCAGTGATAGCCTTGAGGCGAGCTGATGGATCGCAGGTGTTGGCGGCTGCGTTCAATGCAGCCGCCACAGCCTCCCCCGCTTCCTTGGCGGCTTTGCCAGACACGTCGAGCAAGCAAGCAAGATGCCCATCTTCCGTTCCGAACAGGAGATCGAGCCGACTGGCGTAGCATTCAAAGAGGGGTGCGCCAGATCCTCCCGCATTACGAAATGCAATATCAAGCCTGATGGCGTCGTGCAGGCTAATCGAGCGCCCGGCGTCGGGATCGCTAAATTTGCGAACTGACCATTCAGATTTGCCGATGACTTCAGCGCACCCATCCCAACCCAGCAGGTCGGCAATACGGGACAGCGCGCGATAGGGCGTGAGAGGCCGACGATCTTTGGTCACCCAACTGCCCCCGCATTGTCCAAATTGGTAGCCCGATTGCCGTTACCTGCACGACGATCCGTACCTACGAAACGAATGTCGGCGAACTGATCCGTGGAAATCCTGCGGGACTGGGATGCGCTCGGCTCATCAGGATAAATATCGGGGCGCAGAATATGACGGGAAATGCCGGTATCCGCTTCCGCCTGCAGCACATGATCAACAGGCATCTGTTTGGAATGACTGAGCCACCGGCTGACGGACGACTGCGATACCCCGAACGCATCGGCGGCGGCCTCCTGTGTGCCGTAGGCCTCAATTGCGAGCCTAAGCGCTTCAAAGCGGGTGAGTTTCATGTTCATGCATTAGTGCATATTAGTGATCTAATGATCGGTCAAGAGGAAACTAATGATAAATATTAGCGCTCGTTCGGTATGCCCTAAACCTATGTCTCAAAAGCTCCCTCTGACCGCGATCCGCCTGCGAGAGCGCATGGAAGAGATAGGTTCGACACAAGAAGATTTGGCGGCAGCTGTTGGGGCCACTCAGGGAGCAATCAGTCAAATTTTGACGGGTGCCACTCGAAACTCCCGGCTCCTTCCAAAAATTGCGGAAAATCTTGCCGTCAACCTGCGGTGGCTTGCAGGCCTAACTGACGAAAAAATCGACATGTTCGATGATACTGGCACTGAAATCACAGAAGACGATCTCGCCGCCATCCGCGCGGGCACAGGTCGCAAGAAGTTAAGCAAACCACATCAGCTTCTTGAACATAAACCGACAGCCGTTTCGGACCATAGCGACACGGTGGAGCTGGCCGAGTTCAACGTCGCCTATGGGCTGGGCGGTGCCTATATCCACGACATGAGCGTGAAGAGCCGGATGCGCACCTTTTCGCGTGCGTGGATAAGGCAGTTTAGCGACTCGCCTTTCGACAATCTGTTCTGGGCAACGGGCAACGGCATATCGATGATGCCCGCCATATTGGAGCATGACATCCTGCTGATCGACACAATGCAGAATACGCCGCGCATGTGGGATCAGTTCTGGGCGATCGACATGCACGGCATGGGGATGATCAAGGCGCTACGGCCGACCAAGGAGGGCGGGATGCGGATATTGTCGATCAATCCCGACTGGCCCGAAGAGGTCGCCTATGATGGCGAGATGAATATTGTCGGGCGAGTCGTGGCGATCGTGCGAAAGGTGTGATTGTGCCCGGCGTCAGGGAGTGTGCATGAGCTTATCGAGCAAAACGGCGGTAACCGTTGTCGGTGCGGCGGTCTCCGGCGTCCTGAGCATTTTCGCTGGCAAGATCTTTGACGCTTGGGGTGTCTTAGATGCACCTGCGAAATCGATCGGAGAAGCGTTGAAGGTCAACATCACTGGAAGGCAGGCTACAGCGATCGCGGCGCTTGTTCTGGGCCTGATCCTATGGGGTATTATGTGCTGGTGCATCTGGATGAAGCCTCGAAAAATCGAAAATCAGGAGACCGGCTTCCTAAACAATTCTCAAAGGCCCAGCGGAGAGCATTACGAACAGAACAATATAAATGGCCCGAACCAAATGATAATTGAACGGAGGCCGTGATGGGAGACACTTTTAGTCAAAACAATGTAAATGGGGACAACATTGTTAACCTCGGCAAACAACCGTCAACGATGACCGAGGACGTCTTGGCGTCGTGGTTCCAAAAAATGAAAGATTACCCTCACAAGTTTGGTGTCGGCGTGCATGGGTCAAATCCAGAATCCATGCGACAGGCCGAACAGTTGTACAAGTATCTGATCGCCCAAGGGATCGATTGCTCGTTCGGAGGAGGTGCACAATTCGACGGTGGATGTCATGCCCACATCAATTTAACAAAATTAGGCATCAACACGCCGTATATTTTGGTAGATGCTGATAAGTGATAGGCCACGCGACCGACTGATTATGATGCAGGCGCGCCCTCCAATGTGACCTTCTGACGGATGCCGCCGCTATTATGGGTGGTTTCAACGGTATCGACCAGCCATTTGACCGCATCGATCGCCTTGCTCCAGCCCGACAGGGTGATGCGCTGGTTGGGCTGGATACGGCAGTCCGCGATGGCCAGATCATATTCGAATTTGAAGCCGCCGCGCGCGCGCTTCTTCGCTTCCGCCGTCGCCGCCTGTTTGGCGTCAGCCTCCGTCGCATAGACACGCTTCAGGCGTTTGGGGTTGTTCCCGCCGGTCTTGTGCTTTTTGCGGCGACCGGCGGCCTGGTCGTGATATTCGGCCTCCACCCCGTCATTCTCATCCCGCTCGGCGCGGGTGAAAGTCCATGTCCAGCCATCCTGCCGGGTCAGAGTGCGGGACGGGATCGGCTTGCCGCCCGCCGTCGTCGCGCTGCCCACGGGCATGAAGATCAGCCGCCTGTCTTTCCATGTCGCGACGGCGTCGTAGCGGCTGCCCAGATCGCGGACCATGGCCATGTCGCTCTTGCCGTTCTGATCCAGCGCGGCGATCGGCTTTCCGGCCAGATCGGGATGGACCTGCGCAGTGATGCCATGGCGCGCCGCGATCTCACTCAGTACCGCGCCCAGCGTTGTCGCCTTCCAGCTTTTGGTGCGGCGCTGGCGGTAGCTGCCCGAGAGATCGGCGGAGCGGGCGCGGATCATGATCCGGTCTGGCGGGCCGGATGCCTCTACCTCATCCACCTTGAAGCGGCCCTTGTCGACCAGGCCGACCGGCACATCGTCGCCCTGTTCCCATCCCAGCGCCAGCGCCAGCACCTTGCCGGGGTCTGGCATCGCCAGCTTGCCATCGGCATTTTGGAGGGTGACGGACAGTTCGTCCGCCTCCCCGCCGCGCTTTTCGGTGAGAGTGAGTTCCACCAGGCGCGGGTTGATCTTGTCGGCCAGATCGACACCGTCGAGCGTCAGGCGCGCACCGGCCCTGTTCGCGGTCATCCGTCGACCCGCTTCAATTCCATGGTGAAATTCTGGCCGCGTGGCAGACCGCCCGCCATGATGCCGACATGGCCTATGTCGATCGTTTCGATGCGATATTGGCCAAGCACCCGGCCCAGCCCATCGACCAACGGCCAATTGTCGCCCGTATCGGCCATCTCGACCAGCCTATCGATCGCGCCATAGCTGCCCGCCACTTCCGGCACGACCAGCGCGGCGATGGTGATGGCGTCATCCCCCGGCCCGGCAAACTGGCTGGCGGCACGCCTGCCGAAGCGTTCACTCTCTTCATGCCGCCAGCTCATGCGGCGTTGCAGATCCTGATAGGGGATGGAGTCCATGCCGAAGATGAACATGCCGAGCGTCATCAGGTGGGCGGGGCTGAGCGGGAGGGATGCCATCAGCGATCATCCTCATAGCTTGAACGGGACTTGCGTGCCTTCAGCTGCTCGATCTTTTCCATCACGCGCCGGGCCAGCGCTTCGGCATCTTCGCCGGGCAGCTGCTGGATCTGCAGGGTGATGTGGTAGGTGTCCCCCCCTGCCCTGCCTGCGCCGCCAGCGCCGCGCCCGGCTGCGCCTGCCGGGGCCATGGCCATCGATCCCGCCGCCAATACGCCTGCCGCCATGCGCCCAGCGGCGCGGACGGGGCCGTTGCGGTTGCCGTCTATACCGCGTTCCAGACCGCCCGCGACATGCCCGCCGAGCGCCATGAAAACACGGGACGGACTTTTGATGCCGAGATAGTTTTTGAAGGCGGTGATGCCGTGCTTGGCCATGCTGATCAGCCGCGAACCCAGCGCCACCGGATTGATGGCCGACAAAAGCCCGCTCATCATCATCGATCCAATATTCTTCATCCAGGCTGGGAAGCCGTTGAGCAGCCCCTTCACCGCAGCGACCCCACCAAAGAATGCCGCCTTGATTTTGTCCCAATGGGTATAGATCAAATAGGCCGCGCCGCCGATCGCCAGGACAATGGCGGTGATCGCCAGCACCATGGGGTTGGCCAGCATCATTGCGCCCGCCTGCAATACGCCACGGGCCAGAAACAGGGCGGCCGTGCGTAGGATGCCCAGCACCGGCGCGGCTTTACGGGCGATGGCGATCACGCTGCCCAGCGGACCCAGCACCGCGCCAAGCGCATATTGCGCCACGCCGAGGCCGATGCGCAGAGTGATCAGCGCCGCCGCGCCCTTCATGATGCCCGCAGCCAGACCGGGATTGGCCTGCGCCCATGCCGCCACGCTTTCCGCAGCGCCCGACATCATTCCAAGGACTTGCGTGGCGACCGGCAACAGCGTCGTCCCCAGCACGATCGCCAGGCGAGAGGCCGTGCCAAGGAAGGCGCGCCATTGCACGGTGGCATCGGCTGCGACCCGCTGATTGAACGCGCGATCGACGGTGCCGGAGGATGCTGCGATCTGCGCGCGCATCTTCTGGAAATCCTGCATATTCAGGATCATCGATCGCAGGGCGGACTGCGCCTGCATATCCTCGAACAGATAGCCAAGCTTCGTCATGTCACCGCCGGTCGCCTTTTTGGATAGTTCGGCGATGGCTTCGAGTGGCGTCTTCCCCTTGGCGTAAGCCGCTTTCAGGGCGGCAGGCAGATCGATGCCAAAATTCTTCTGGAAAGCCTTGACCGTGCCGGGGGCATTGATCTTGCTCAGCAGGTTCTGGACGTTGTTGGCCGCTTCGTCGGCATCCCCAGCCCCGCGTCGCGCGATCTGGAGCGCCGCCGACAGGTCCGCCACTGCAGGGACGCCCTTTTGCCCCAGCGCCTGCATTTGCGCGGTCAGGCCAGGAAAATGGCGGGCCATGTCCTTGACCTCGAACGCACCGGCATTGCCAGCGGCGGCCATGACGTCGAGCGCGCGGGCGGTCTGGCCAACCGGCACTTTCAGGTTATTGAGATTGGCATAAGCCGCAGCCGCGCCGTCCGCGATCTCGACCTTGAACGCGGTGCCGAGCCGTCCGATCGGCGCGATCATGCGGGTGGCGAGGCGCGGATCGATGCCGAAGCCGGACAGGACGTCGACGCCCGCGCGCATCGCTTCGGGCATCTGCTTGGCGGCGGCCGCAGCGTTGACGATATTGTCAGCCATGCGCCGGGTCGCCGCATCCGACAGGTCCGCCTTTTGCTGGATATCCACCATGCCGCTGGAAAAATCAGCGGCCGCCTTGACCGCCAGGATGATTGGCGCGGCCATGGTTGCGCCGCCCACGACATTGTCGCGACCTTTGCCTTTCAGATGCTCGCCACGGCGTTGCATGGCGGCCTTGTCCGCATCAATCGCGGCCAGATGCTTCTGCCGCTCCAGGTGCCTGTTGGTTTGTACGAGCTGGCGTTCGAGATCCCGTTCGCGATCGACCAGCTGGGTAATGTTGCCTGCGCCCTTGGCTATTTCGCGCTGCACGGATTTCAGCTCGTTTGTCAGCTTCCGAGAATCGCCGGCCAGGGCGCGAAGTGACTTTGACCCTTTGTTGCCCAAGCCGATGATATTCTTCATCGCACCGGACATCTTGTCGACGCCGACGAAGTTTACAAGCAGGGACAGTTTGTTGTTCATTTCCCGCCGTCCTTTCCGCCCCACATGGCGTTGAAGCGGTCGGTTGCCCGCCCGCTCCACTCGATCAGTTCATCCAGCGCCAGATCGCGCAATTCGGACAGCGGCCAGTGGAACACCGCCGCAATATTGGCCATCAAGTCTTCGGGAGTTGATTGGCGACGTAGCTTTCGATCGCCTTCTTCTCCGCCGCCGTCATAAAAAAACCACGGATCACCCCGCCGATTTCAGCCAGGTCGTCGGCTTCCAGCGCTTCGGCTTCATCTTCGGTCAGGATCGGATCGGAAATGCGAGGGATTAGGGTCAGGATCGTGCCGACGTCGCTGGTCAGAATATCCTGCAGCGATAGACGGCGAAGCTCACCGCCCTTGGGCTTTCGCAGGGTCAGCTTTTCGATGGTGGTTTCCCCGCGCTGGATGGGCGTGGCGAGAGTAACGGTTTCGAAGCGATTGTTCGGTTGGGTGACGGCGGCAATTTCGGCGGGGTCGCTCATGCGGGGTTCCTCCTGGGCGGCGGGGCGGATTGGGCCGATAGGGTTAACAGGAGAGGAATACCCCTATCGGCCCGCCACCGGATGACCGCCCCGCATTGGGCCGCCCGGCGGATCTGCAATAGGGATCAGCCCAGCAGGATCGCCATGATCTCCGCATAGCGATCGACGCCGTCGACCATGAAGATGCCCTGCACCATGTCGATCTCGACTTCCGTGCGGCCATCCACGACGCGGCGGTAGTAGGCGACTGCGCAACTATATTTATGCTCGGTCTGGTCGCCGGGCTTGTCCTTGCCCATGTCGATTTCGGTGAAGCGCCCGCCAAGGTAGATTTCGACAGCCTGCGCCGCGCTGCCATCGTCGGCCCGGTAGGCCGCGACCAGGCGCAGGCGGGTGCCTTCGACGCTGGTGGTGCCAAATTCGCGGATCAACGCCTTTTCATGCCCACCCATGGTGAGCGTGGCTTCCATCGGCTCCAGCCCCTTGTCGAGCTTGACCGAACCGGGCATCCCGCCGCCGCGCCAGTCTTCGGTCGCGATGGCGAGCTTTGGCTGTTCGAATTCCGAAATGACGCCCAGATAGGACATGCCCTTGGCATAGGCGTTGACGTTCACAAGTGTGCGAGGCAGGCCCATGGCGCTATCCTTTGCTTAAAGTGGGTCAGGCGAGCTGTTCGGCGAAGCCTTCATAATATTCGGCGGTGTTGATCAGCTCGATGATCGGGTTTTCCAGCGGAGCCGCTGGCGTATATTTCAGGCTGATCGTCGGACGGCCTGCCGCCAGCTGGGTCGGGCCGTTCTTCGACGGATCATAATAGGCCAGTGCGCCGATGATGCGCCCTTCGACCGTCAGCTGGCGCAGCTGCGCGTTGACGGTTTCGAGCAGATCCTTGACCAGGCCGACCGTCATGGGCTGGTCCATGAACGGCCCCAAAGCGGAGACAATCATGTCCTGCAGGGCATGGCTGGTCCGCACCGCACTTTCAAAGCTGAATTCGGGCTGCTGTTCGCTGGCGCAGGTGCGGTTGCCCCAGAAGCGGAAGCCTTCGTTGCGGATCAGGGTCGTGACATGCGCCGCATTGAGCAACCCGGCGGGGGTCGATTCATCCTGCAGGTCAAAATGCACATCTTTGGTCAGGCGGGTGACGCCGCCGATCGTCACATTGGACAGCGTCTTGTGCCAACCCTGCTGCTCATCGATCATGGCGCGCAGACCCAGCGCCCGGGCAACGGCATCGCCGGGTGTATCGGCGGAGGTATCGGGCCAGATCAGCATCAGTTCCCGGTCACCAAAATTGTCGCGGTAGGTGATGACCTCCGCCACATCATCGCCGATCGCAGCGGCATAGACCATGGCGCGCAGCTTTTTGGCGGCAATCACCAGCTCCGCTGTAACTTCCTGCGTGTCCAGCCCCGGCGCGCCCAGAATGCGGGGACGGACGCCCAGGACTGACTGCGCGGCCAGCAGCGCCTGAATGCCGGTATAGCTGTTGCCGTCCGTCACACCGATGACATTCGCGTCGGTTTCCTCCTGATCCTCGCCTTCAGCCACGCGCACAACGACGGCAATGGGGCTTGTCTGATCGCCGATCGCCTCGAGCGCGGCTTTAAGCGTGCCGCCGGTCCCGGCATTGCCGACCGCTGCATCCACGTCGGTCACCAGCACCGGCGTGTTGAGCGGGAAGGCCGCGTTCAGGGCCGTGGTTGCTGCGCCCGCTTCGGCGGTGGCGGTGGCGATCAGGCCGATGACGGCCAGGCTAGCCTGCCGGATCGTGCGCGCGCCGGTGGCGGTTTCGTTGATGGTGATACCGTGCATGACAAATCCTTCAGGCGATGGTGGCAGGAAGCGGGATGGACAGGGTGGTGCGCGCCGTCGCGGCGGGAACATCCGTGCGGGTGCCGGACAAAGTGATGACCAGATTGCCCGCCACAGGGGAACCGGACAGGGTGACCTGGGCAAGCCGGAAGCGCGGTTCCCACCGGCGGAGGGCAACGGCGCTGGCCGCGCGCAGCAACATGGCTGTCGCCGCATTGAGAGGCTGGTCGACCAGTTTGAACAGCAGCGACCCATAGTCGCGCAGCATGACCCGGCTACCCAGCGGGGTGCCGAGAATGTCAGCGATCGACTGCGCGAGATGATCAGCGCCGCCGAGAGGCTTACCAGTGCTGGCGTTCATTCCGTTCATCCCTGACGCATGGCCCGGCAGAACGCGCGCGCGAAGGGGTTGGCGGGGTAGCGCGGGCTGCTACCGGCGAAGGCTGCGGCGAGGCTAGCCGTAGACCTCGACCAGTCGCGCCATCTGCCCCTTGGCGCGTTTCGTCGTCGTCAGCCGATTGTCGCGCAGCAGCTGCGCCACGTCGGCATCTGCGCCCTTGCTCAGCGCGATCGGGTTGCCGGTGACCGATATGTCATTATTGGCGATCGTGATCCGCTCGGCGCTGTGTTCGGTCCATGGCGCCTGCCAGCGCGGCGCGGTTTTCTCGCCATAGTGGATGCCATCGCCGCAATCACGGATATCATTGGCCCTGATCTCGATCGCCTGCGTCCCGCCCTTGCATGTGATCGCACAGGTTGCGTCCGAAAACTTGGACCGCCGGATGCTCCCGCGCCGGATGCCCAGAAAGTCGACAATCTGATCACGACCGCCGCGCCCCGAACACAGGTTCATGTGCGCCTCGCTGCCTCCATTGAGCTTGAAGCAGTCATCCAGCGGGTCGATCGCATGACAGTCGACCAGATAGATCTGCTCGATCATCTTGGCCGGATCGTAATCGTCGCCATTTTGCCCGAAATGAAAGCCGTTCAAGCCGCCGACCGTGGTAATCCCGCGCAGCAGCATCCACTTGCAGCCACCGCCGCCGATCGCCGCGGCCCGGTTGTCGGTCCCGAAAACGCGCGTGTTCTTGCCTCCCCTTATGGTAATCGGCTTGCCTTTCGCCCCGGACAGCGCGCGCGGCAGGGCGATATTGCCGATGATATCGCCATCGGGCAGGATAAACGTGTCACCCGGCCTGAGCGCAGCCAGCGGGCGGGACAGGTATGCGGCTATGGTCACTGCCCCGTTACCCAGCGGTCAAACTCCGCGCCTGAACATCGACACTGCTGGGGATCTTCTCCTGTGTGTTCGAGATAGTCGATCACATCACCGGTAATCGCCAGCACCTCGCGCACGTCGCCGACTGCGTTGGTGTAAAGCTGTCCATATTCGATCTGCACGTTGCGCTCCTATGCGGCCATGTCCGCCTGCACGGGCGCTTTCATGAGTAGATACATCCCCGATGTGGCGTGCAGGCCATCCGCGCTGCCCGGCGATCCGCCGATCTGGGCGATGCGATCGGTCAGGGTTGCGTCCGCCATGGCATTGGTCGACGTATCAACCACCGACACGATACCATGCGTCCCGATCGCGGCGACCAGGCCGTTGTTGACATCAGTGCGCCCGCCAATGTCGTTCGTCGCATAATTGCCCACCGGCACCTGCGATGCCGGGGCGAGTGTATAGGTGCCGGCGGACACGCGCGGCGTCATCTTGATCGGGTGGATTTTGGCGGTCGGGTTGGCGGCAAGTATCTGGTCGTACATCGTCTTGCGATCCGCGAGAATTTGCGTCGCCGTCCGCGCGCTGCCGGTCGATGTGTTGGTGTTGCCCAAATCGTTGGTGCCGTAATTCTCGTAAACATCAGTGAAGTAGGGATAGAGCAGCGCCCGCTTGGCGTTACGCGGCACTCCGCTATCGGACATGATATAGGTGGATACCGATGTCGCTGGCCGCGCGATCGACGTCCATGGCAGGCCAAGCGCATAAGCCGCCTTGCGCACTGCACCGCCCTGATATTCTCCGTCATTCGCACCCAGCAAACCTTCGCCCTGAGCGAAATTGATGCTGTCGCCAGGAGCGAGAATCGCCTTTCCATGCGAACTGGAAAGACCTTTGAACATCAACGGCATGTAAAGATTGGTGCTGGAGGCACCGCCTGTCGGCAGCGTCAACGGGCCCGTCCCCATATGCTGGTCGGTGCCCGCGCCGGTTGCCGGGCATGTGTAGGCGCTTTCGCCAGGCACGCTGCCGACCGTGCCATTATAGACGCGGATGTCGCCATTCACATTATCGCGGATCGTCCGCATCCAGAACACTGTGCCGGGCGCGAAATATAGCAGGCCGAATTGCGCGGGCAGTAGCGCGTCGCATTCGACCCATGCCGCGCCGCCAGCCATGACCACGCTGCCCGCGCCTGACCATTTCAATTCGACCGTCTGCGTTGGCGCACCGGGAATTTCCAGCCCGACAATCAGTGTCGCGGGGGCAACCGGGCCATCCTCCCGGTTTGTCGTTCCAACGAAATAATTGGCAAAAACCGGACTGAAGCCAAGGTAGACGCCCTGCCCCATGACATGGCGGGTGCGACACATGAAGCGCGGGTTTGCTCCGGTCGATCCGGTCGATGTGGCAACCTCGCCCCGCGTCGCTGCGGCCATCCATGTGGCCACCGGAGTAACAGGACTAGGGCCTAGCCGCCCGCGAAGATTGATCCACGTCGGCAGCGTCCGATCAAGGTAGCGGCTGCGCATTCAGGGCACCCGTTTAAGGGTCGCGAACGCAGCGGCCGTGCCGGTCAGGACAACGTGCAACTCCGCATTTGATGGCAGGGCGACGCCCTGTCCTGCACCGTTGGCGTCGCTGGCATTCTTGCTCAGCAGATCGAGCCAGGTCACGTCGTCCGGGGCGCGGATCTGCAGCTTCACCGTACCATAGGCACTCGCCTGCTGGGCGAAGATATAGTCGCCGCCATAGACTGTTACGGCGGCTGACGCGACGTTGTTATTGGCAAGGGCGAAGCTTTCCTGCTTGCCGCCAATGGGCAAAGGTGACGCCTGGCTGATGGATTGGGGCGTTTCGCCCGGCGCGCCAAAGGCGATGGCGTGCATCTGGGTCAGCGTCTGTTTCAGTATCCGTGCAACCATCTCGTCATCCTTCCGCGCAGCAAAATCACTGATGCGCAGCCGGTCGCGCGCGCGAAAGGGGATGCGGAGGTAAGAGGCCTTGCTACCGGGTTGCTACCAGCGGCGGGTGAGGTCCTTGGTGATCAGATGGTCGCCCGCGTCACTATTGTTTTGGCGATCAAATTCTTGCACTAGCTAGCAATCTAGCCGACATTTGTAATTCAAAATAGGAACCCTAATACGGATCGGTTTCGTCATGTCTAAACCTCGGAATGCCTGCATATATTGCGGCCAATTGGGCGTTACCAAAGAACACATTCGCGGAGCATGGTCGCGTAAATACCAGCCACCCAAATTAAATGAAAAGCCACCAAGAACTACGCATAGACTACAAAGATTTCCAAGGGGCTTGTTTACAGACGATCCTATTGTAAGAAAAGGAGCAATAGATAGACCTGGAAATATAAGATCACTTACATTAAAAATTGCTTGTAAAAAGTGCAACAATGGCTGGATGAAAGGTATTGTTGACGAATCTATACCATTATTGAAGCCACTAACTTCCGGATATTGGGGAAGTATTTCTTTAGAGTCGCAATATATTTTAGCAAAATGGATAGCCCTGTTTACAATGAGCTTTGAATATGCGGATAGAGATACTGTTTGCGTTTCTCAACGCGAGCGCGATGATTTTCGAAGAACGGGAATACTCTCGGAAAACTGGGATATTGCTATTGGCTACGTTGAAGGCGCCCCCGGGGTAGAACCAACCTTTCACAGGGGTATTCAGTTGTGGGGCCAACCTGACTGGAATGGGCATCGCCTTGGACAAATCACGGCTTTTGTTTTTGGAAAGATGATCGCAGTAGCCAGTTACTCTGAGTTCACGCACCAATTTTCGTTCGAAGATTACGCAACAAGGCTTGGGCTTGTTACAATTTGGCCAATAAAGTCCGGATCTAGCATTAAGAAACCATTTCGCATTCATTGCGATGATTCAGTTTACCAAATCATTGAGGAGTTCTCAGCTCTATTAGAGGATTAACGCTGACAATCTGTGCAGGCGCTTGATTGGCCATAAATTCTGTTTAGAACGTAGGGACACCGGTCTGCGCAACGCCTGCTTCAACATCGCCATGCTTGTGGGTTTTCAGGCTGATACCATCGGCGGTCACATCATCGCTGGCGTCCATCCGCCCGGTCAGGGTCACGTTACCCTCGATCGTCACGTCGGCGCGGATGGTCAGGCCGCCGGGGGCTTCGACCAGCGCGGTCGCGCCGTCGGGCAGAATCGCGGTGAGCGCGTGATTTTCCGGGTCGTAGGCGACTTGCGCGCCATCCTCATATTCGACCAGTTCCGCCAACGTGGCACCGGGCGGCGGAAAGCTGTCCTGCCAAATGCCGACAAGGGCGACGGCAGCGGCCAGCTGTCCGTCCGGAACGAGAAGCAGCGCCTGTTCGCCAATGCTGGGCGGTGACCAGATGCGCGTCTTGCCTGCGCGCTGGGCCAGCCAGCGGATAGACGGTGTTTCGGCCCCGCCATCGTCATCATCCGGATCGCCATATCGCACGGTGCAGGTGGCGGCGGCCAGATCGACCGAGGCGATCGTGCCAAGGCGGATCAGTTCCGACAGGTCGGCCGGAATATCCTCTGCCGCCCGCGTCACGGCGCGATGGGGCAGATCCGCGCGACCGCCCGCTGCGCCAGTTCCGCCGCAACCCTGGCATTGTCGCAGGTAGCGTAGGAGCGGGCAGTGGTGCAGCCACTAAGGAGCAGCAGCAGCGGGAGAAGACGGGTCACCATTTCAGTGTCCTTTTCCAGACGGAATAGACCAGGATCGCCAGCAGCCCGCCTTCGACCAGCAGGACGGCACCGACCCCGGCGAAGAATGGCATCATTGCAGACCGACCCGATTGGCCAGCCAGCCATAGAGGAAGGCTTCATTGGCCGGGCGGCTTTCGGCCAGCGCGATGTACCGTTCGCCCTGCATCGCCTCCAGCGCCTTGAGTAACACCTTGTCACCTGCTGGCCCGCGCAACGCCCGGAACGCCTTGAGCGCTTCGATCGTGCGAGGCCCGATCGCCCGGTCGACTTTCAGTTCGGGGTAATCGCGGGCGTTACGGTTAAGGGCATTCAGGGCGCGCTGAAGAAAGCCGCTGGCAGTTGCGACGCCCATGTTGACGGCAGTGTCGAACAATTCAAAGGCGATCGTCGGCGCAACCTGCGCGACCAGGCCATAGCCGGGCTGTTCCCAATAAAGCCGCCGATAGATGCTGACCGCCGTGGCGCGCGGCAAGGCGCGCATGTCACCGGCATAACCATTTTCACGGGCGACCGCCTTGGTGATGCCAAAGTTGGTTTCGCCTCCGCGATCAGCGGGATGGTTGCTATAACCGCCTTCGCGGCCGATCACTTCATCAATCAGGGTTTCGATAGTCATTACCGGTCCTTAGAGCCGCGCTGGCGGCAATGATGGCGAAAGGGATTGCGGCGTTTCCACGCGCAAAGCGGATCGATCCGCAAGACACGGGAATGGAAATGGCGGGCGCGGGCATAGGCAAGCGCAGCGCACATGGCCGATGCCAGCATAATCAGGATGGCAGACAGGTCGCTCACCGGACATCTCCCCCGATCCCCAGGCGCTTGCGGAAAAGGAATTGCAGTGCGTCGAGGAGAAAAGCGAAGCCCAACCCGCCCAACGCCATGGCGAACAGGATCACGGCAAGGTCGGGCCAGCCCTTGAGCCGCCCGACCATGACAGCCAACATCGCAAAGGCGGGAAGCGCCGAGAGTTCGGAAAAAATCAGCCAGCGCCGCTTGCGCTGCCACATGCCGAACGCCACCGGATCGTCGGGCGGTTCAGGGGCGACGCCGAACAACATCCAGCCAAGCCGCGCCCCGACCATCGCCAGCCCGCCGATCAAGGAAACCAGCCAGAGGATAATGTCTTCAAACTTCATGGCGGTCTCGCTTTCGTCGGCTGACCGCTGGCATGGCGCATGGGTTCCCGCGCGCGAAGGGTGTCTGGCGGTAAAAAGCGCTGTTACCGCCGTTCAGTCCGGCGTGTCGGTTTCGACAGGGGCTTCGACTGTCCTGACCGCATTGGCGCGCACTTCCGCCTGCACCTTGGGAAGGTCAGCCTCCAGCTGCGCTTCGTCGAGTTTCCCCGTTTCGGCCTTGCGAACGAGCTGTTCAAACACTGTCATCATGTCTTGCTCCAAACCGGGTAACAGTAAGTCACGCCTTCAATTTCGACATCCATCCACAATGCCGGATCGCTGGTGGTGCCGGGTTTGTTCGCGCCCAACGTTGGCACAGCTGCGCCAGTGCCAAACGTGCCGACCAGCTTGGTCTTATGATCATTCAGATAAAGCGCGTCGGAGACGTAGAGTGTGTTCTTGCCCGTCACGATGGATGTTATCTGGCCATTAAAATCGGCCCAATCCTGCGGCGCGACCAAGCCGAGGCTGTAGTAGAGCATGCTGGCCCCGAATGCCGCGAAACGGTTTTTGGGGTCAGGAACCAGCGGGACATTGAAGATCGGATCGACGCTCTCGATTCGCGGGGCATACAACGTCACCACTTCGCCATCAGCACCACCGCCCAGCAGGGAGCCATACTGATGCCCGTTATAGGTCGTCAGAGCAAAACCCTGAACTGTGACGGAATTTTCATTGCTGAATTTGACCGCGCATTCCTGCCCCGCTCCCTCGAACAGTATGTTGAGCAGCTGCAATTGCTCGCAGCGCGGGAAGCCGGGATCAGGGAATCCTACCTCGACCGGCGGCTGACCATAGGACACGACATAGCAGCTTTCCGTCGAAAAGCCTTCTGTGCGCGCGATATAGATTGGCGATTGTTCCGCTTGCCGGATGACGACGCCGCCGCCCGTATAGGCCGGATAGCTGGTCGTATCGAGATCGACGGTCAGTGTCGTGCTCGTGCGCGCAATGACCGTGGGCCTCGATCCCATCATGTTGGTCATGCCGCCGACATACTGGAAGCAGACTTTATCGCCGGTCTGGAACTGGTGTCCCGGCGCTGTCACCACGGTCGTTGCGCCCTTCACGACATTGGTGATCGCCGCGATATTTTCATCCGCTGGCAGATAGCGCCAGTCGCAATTGAGGAACTGCTTGTTGATGAAGCTGGTAGCCCCGGTCATCACCGACGCATAGTCCGACGTCATTTCATGGGCGTCATAGCCCTCATGGATGGCGACGCGGGCGGTATGGTCGCGATTGTAGATCGTGCAATGGTCCCACTGGACTGTTTCCTGCCCATAATCATGCGCAGCAGCGCGCGTGAAATAGCCGTCCGTGAAGCATTCCTTGAAGCTGGCATTATCGCAAAAGCCGCCGGCCGTGCCGCGCTGCGCTTGAAAGCCAGCGGCGGGACGGTTGGCCTTTTCGCCCCAGATGCCGACGCTCTTGAACGTGTAGCCGCGCGTCCCGATCGCGTCGATCACCGCCTTGCCGGTGCAAGCCCCAACGAGGTACAGATTCTCGACGGTCAGGTTCCATGCCGAAATGTTGGTGACATTGATGCTGTCGGTCGTGCGATACAGGCGGTTACCGCCATTGACGACGATAATGGTGAATGGGTTTTCGGTGAGCAGCTCACGCACGCGATCGAACATCGCATTGAGCGCGGGGCCATCGTTGCCGGTCCCAAGGCCGGTCGCGCCGAATTGCATCGGCGTTAGGGTGATTACGGCCAAGTCGCTCCAGGTCGCAAGCACTTCGCCGCCGAACTTGCCGCCCGTGCCGCCACGAAACCTTTCGAGGTCCATATCGAAGATAAATGCGCCAGGCTTGAACAGCTGGCCGGATAGTACTGCCGAGTATCCCCGTGAAACGCGAAGTTCCGCCATTCTTAAAACTCCAATGCGCGGGTGACGAGCAGCAGGTTCATATTCGCATCTGCGGTCGCGGAAGCAGTTGAAATCATGACCTCATAATCAATGTGCGTCGCATCCACCGATGCGACGCGGAAGAAAGCGTAGGCATAGTCGGAAACATCTGTGCCCCGTAGAGGGGAGACGAGTACATCGTCGGCTTTCGGCTCCACCCCGAGATGGTGCTCGACCGATCCGGTTTTGAGGCCGATGCTGTCGACGGGGATAGCTACGACGCGTTTGGAACTTGTGCTGATACCGGCGACGTTGAGCAACGAGGTTCCGGTACCTTCATTGACGAGATTGGCAGTAGTGCCGCCAAATATCTCGCCACGCACACGAATTTTGGTGCAGCCCTCGCCGATCCAAAGATTGGTGCCATTGCCTACGATCACACAGTCGATCGTGGCATTATCCACACTGTCGAGGTGGACGCCGAAGACGTTGTTGCGCGCGACAAAGCGCAGACGGGACTGATCAGCCTCCGCACCCACATCGGAGTAGCTGTCCTGCCACAGATATGCGCCCTTGTAGCAACTGCGCACGATCGCGTCCGTGACGAAGCAATCTGGATTGGCGAGGTCAAAACCGTGGTTCCAGCCAACATATTCGCCGCCCTGGATGCGCGCCCACCGTGTCTTTGCGCGCACGCCCGCGCTGCCGCTAATCGTCGTCGTCTGCGATCTCCCGCCATAAGCCTTGCCATTGACGATCGCCGTCGCTTGCTTGGGGGTCGGGTCTGGGTCGCTGGCGGAGTCCTGGATGCGGATGCCGTCGCGCGGATAGGTGATCGGGTCGTCTGCATCGATCTCCAAAAACGGATCGATGACGAGCCACCCGGAGCGCATGTCATACGCCGCCGATTGCGTGCCTGGTTCGGCAAGCCCCCACTCTCTGGCGCGCGGGCTTTCCAGCACATTGCGGGTGTTTCTGCTGCTGTCGCCCTTTGCATCGACTGCATCCGAGCCGGTGCGGTAAAAGGTGATTTGGCGCAGGATGATATTATGGAAGTCATCGCGCTGGACGCCGATGCCGTACCATTGGCATTCCTTGATGGTCGCCCGTTCGCCCAGGAAGTCCGTGCAGCCGGTTGAGATATCCACGCCGGAATTATTAAAATATGTAGCCTGATTGGCTGGCGTCTGATTGTCGCGATTGCCGTCAATCGTCAGGTCGCTGAAACCGCAGCCTTTGACTGCGATCGACGCGCCGACACGCTGACCGAATTTGAGAACGTGGGCGTCCTGGCCATCGGCCAGCTGCAGGATCGTAACATTCTCGCCTGCACCTTTCAGGCGGATATTATCATGCTTCACCCACAGCCCGGCCTGGTTGTCCCAGTTGCCACCGCTGCGCGTCGTGTCGCTATTGGTGTTGCCGATCAGGAACAAACCGGCGGTGAAATGCAGGGTGCCGCCGCCGAGCGAATGAAGATAGGCGAAGGCGCTGGTCGTCAGCTTGAGCGTATCCGCGCGCGTCCCGATGCCAACGAAGCCGAAGTGCCCTGCATGAACAGGGCCTGCTGGCACCCAGCCCGGCAAATCGGGGATCGCCGTTGCCCCGCTCTTTCGCACATAACTCAACCCCTCAGCGCTCACCGTCTGGCCATCGACCGTCTCGGCAAAGACGATGGCGACCACAGCAACGAAGATAGAGCGCGCAGGGAAACCCAGCGTCCAAGGCGCTTTGAGCGAGGCCCATTCTCCCAGATCGACGACTTCGCCGTCGGGCGTCCAGATGCCGTAATCGAAGGTCCCGCGATAGAGTTTGATCGCTGCTCCTAACGAGCCGTCGGGATATTCGGCATTGAAGTCAAAACCCACCAGCGCCGCGCCCTTGTCGGCTGCGTTCGACTGCAAATCTGAAAGACGGACGCGATGGGCCACCGCCAGAGATGACGGATAGCTGCCCAGTTCCTCCGATCCCGACACAGTGCGGCGATGCAGGGTTGCAAACTCCTCGCCACCGCCCCGGACACTGAAAATGTCACCATTGGCAGTCGCCGCCTCACCTTCGGCCAATGTGTCAAACAGGGGAGCCGAGAGCTGGACAGCGAGCGCAGCCAGTTCGGCGCGGTGCGCACTGTCCTCGGCCGCTTCGACCAGCGGCTGCGCCAGCGCGTTGACGATGCTCCCCAGCGGCGCGCCAACGGTCTTGTTGTTCTGGACCATGACCACCCGTTCACCGCCGGTGGGCACGGCTGCCGGCAAGTCGGAAATCTTGCTCATTCTGCTTCTTTCCACGCGGGGTGACCGCCAATGTCCAGCGCCTCCAGTTCGGCGCCGGTCATGCGTTCGATCTGCTTTTCGATGGCGTCGGAAGCTGCGCGGATGGCGTCGATCGCAGCGAAACGGCCATCCCCAGCGGCAGATGGCGCACGCAGATCGTTGCACTGGCGCCACAGCGGCGAAATCGCGTCGATCCTTAGTGCGGCTGCGCGCTTTACCTCTTGGGAGCGAAGCAGCCGCTTGTGGGTCAAGGTCGAACTGGAAGGCCGCTGCAGCATTGGATGGCCGTCAGCCCCGACAATGATTTTGCGTCCCTGCGCCTGTCCTTCCAGCAAGGAGCGACGACGCGCTGCAGTAATCTGCACAGCATCCGCCGGCATGCTGTCGTGCAGGTCCGTCGAATAAAAGCCGGACGTCGAAGGGGAAAAGAACAGCTTCATGTCAAACCCCGATCGCCAGCCAGTCGAAGCCGTCGATCCGGTTATCGACCGCGTCTGGTGCCTGAATGTAGGCCTGAAACCCGGTTGAGCTGCGATCACGCATCTGCACGAACATGTCGCGCAGATTGTCAGCGGCAGAAATATAGGGGATCGGTGCGACAAAGAGGCATGAATTGGGAAATGCGTCCGCAAAGGTGATCGGCACTACGACTTCAGCCGTATGGATCGCACGATAATAGCCCAGCTGAACGATGATCGGTGTGCCGGGGATTTTGAAGAGCGGAATGGTCGCATTCCACCCCCCCCACTGACTGAGTGCGCCAATCAGGCTGGCAGGTGTGACCGCTTTGTCCACCGATGAACCGGCAGCTGCCTCCGCCGTAGACGCTCCGGCAACTGTAATGACACGGTTGCCTGACAGATCGCCCCCGCCAGTCGCCAGGCCTTCCCCGACGATGGTGCGAGCGCCAAAAGCGAGAAGAGCGGCATTGATCGCATCCAGACTGATCCCGAGCGGATCCAACAGGGTATCGAGCCGCTGTTTGAGTTTGAGCGGTGTGACAACGCGGCTGTCATCGGTTCCGGCTGCCACTTCGGTACCGGTTGCGATTTCCGCGACGCCCTTCACCGTTTCGGTTGCCGGGGGAAACAGAAATGCGGATTCGCCAAAGATGATGTCGGCCGCCGCGCCGTTGGCGAAGGCGACATCGAGCGCCAGCAGGAAGCTGGCGATCGACACCTTGCGGAAGATCGGATCAGGCTGGGCGTAGACGGCAAACAGCGTGCCGTCGTCCAGATAAAGACCGATGCCGCGCAGATCATAGACATCGTTCGAGCTGTCCAGCGCCGTCATGTGGATGATGGTTTCGCTGACCGCCTGTCCCGACACGGCATCGATCCGCTTGAGTTCGCCAGGCAGTACCGTGATTGTCGGGGCCATGGTGAAGGCATTGGCGGTCAGGCCAACCTCTATCACCCTGATAGCATCGGTTTCGCCAGCCTGGGCATCCACCAACGCGTCGAGACCAGCGGTGGTGATCAAAAGCTCGATCGCCATCACACAACCTCCAGAAATGGACCGTTTTCGGCCTCGATCGGTTCGCCATCTTCGGTCTGCAGATAATTGAGCCAGTTCGGACTGAGCGCACTGCTGATGTCCGCCGCCATGTCGAACCGCTCGAAGCCCGCCAGCGATGCGGCCGAAATAAGCCAGGCTTCCGCTTGCGCGCGCAGGCGGTGAACCGCAAACATGTGGGCGCTGGCAGGTTTGACAGCAGCAATGTCACGAAGGATGCGGGCGACCATGGCTTCGTCCAGCTGTACGTCGCTGTCCGCTGCGAGCGGCAGTTCGAGCCGGAAGGTCGCCGGGTCGAGATTATCACGATCCTCAAACCATTCGACAATGCCGATCAGCGGGTCAAAGCGATCGAGGACAGTCCGCAGCGACGCCTTGGTCCCCTTCATCTGTTGGAAGCGGATAGCGTCGGCAATGGCGGCGCGCTTGACCGGCTCGGTCCAATCCGCGTCCCACAGGTCAATCGACAGGCCCCAAGCCAGCCAGGGCAATAATTCCACAGGACAAGTGGCAGGATTCCAGAGCCGGTCGATCGCCACCGGCACGTCGGCCAGCGCCGCGTCAAACGCGCCGACCATGGCCCGTTCCAACTTTGTCGCATTGGGGGAAGGAGCTGTTCGACGGGCATCAGGCAACCCCGATGCTGATGGTGGCCGCGTGACCGGCCTGCGTATCACCGATGATGATATCCGCCGCCGGACTGACGAGCTGCACGGTTTCGACGCCTTCGACCTGCAAGGCACCGGCAATGCCCGTCGCGCTGATCAGGCGACCTATTTTTCGACGCGAGGCGAGATAGGCAGCCAAGGCGGCCTGCGCGGCGGCAAGGATGATCGCCGGATCTGGCCCGGTATTGAGGAACAAGGTTGCAACGATATCAAAAGGGATGATCGTCGCGCTCTGGACAGCGACCAGATCGGTGAGCGGACGCACTTCGTCATGGGTCAACACAGCTTCAACCGCGGCGATCTGCTGCGGTGTGGCCGTGCCGTCCCCTGTGCTGCCGAGCAGGCTGACCACCACTTCCCGCGGCACGGGCGAGGTGGCGCTGGCATCCAGAACGGTCGCGTCAGCAGTCAGGGCGTGAAAGATATAGGCGGTAACGGGACCGGCGACTGAAAAGCCATCGGGCGCAAGCTGGACGCGGCGGCGCAGTCGATCGTCATCTTCCATGACCGCCGTAGCACCGGTGGTCGGGTTGGCAGGTGAGACTTCCAGTCGGGCGACACCGTAAAAGGCGGCGAGATGATCGAGGTCGGTCCCTGCCGCCTTCGCCAACAGCATCGACACGGCCCGCTCGTTGAAATTCTGGCGCAGCAGCAGCACCTGGTAGGCGCCGACTTCCAGCGCCTTGATGACCGGATCGCTTTCCACGATCGCATCATGTTCGGGCATCAATTCCTGAAATTTCGCGATCATCAGGGTGCGGATCGCGTCGTAGGACAATTGTTCGACTACCGCCGGGGCAGGCAGGCGCGACAGGTCTACAGCCGTGACGATGGAGGGAGATGAAGCCATGGGCCGCTTGTTGCCCGCCGGAACGCGCGCGCGAAGGGGTTGGCCGGGTAGCAGGCCTTGCTACCGCCGGTAGCTTCAATCGGCGTCGGGATCGAGCATCGATGCGGCGATTTCGGCCACCAGAGCACGGTCTTCATCAGCAAAGCCGAGCAGGCGGCGCTGGGGATATTTGGTGCGGATCACGCGGCCATCGCGCAGGCGACCCACCGTATCGGTTCTCCGAAATGATGGACTGCGGCGACACGGTCGATGGATGAAGACGAAGGCATGATTTCCAAGCCATCGGCGCTGGCGTCTATCTTCCAGGCCTTCGCCAGACGAAGGCGACGGAACATGCGCCCGCCTGCCTTTTGACGGACCCTGCCCGGCTTGCGCTTTTCCATAGCGCCGCCCTCCGGCTCGACATTGGCACCGATGCGCTGGATGTTGGCACGGCGCAGCGCCTGCCCCAGCTTCAGTGTGGCAGAGCGACGGCGCGCGGGCGCAAGGCCCGCCAT